GTTGATCGTTCCGACATTGACCGCCGCCCCCTGGGATATCCGATAAAGGACCCCGGCAGCCGCGCACAACATACAGGAATTGCCCGCCCAAAGGCTATGAGCGCCGGCCAGCGTAACGAACAGGGTTTTGCCCTTCCGTTCCACCAAACGGCCCGACAGGTCAACGTCGGCATTCAGGATAATGCGAGGTTCGGCAACTCCATCCTTGATATAGAACCGCTCATTGACGTTGTTGGCGCCGATAAAGGCGTTAATGTCGATTTCAGCCATCGCAAGCCCCTAAGTCTTCAAAGTCGTCGCCACCGTAATAAGTCGGCGCCGCGTCCGTAATGCCGATAAAGTCAATCAGATCGGTCATGGCCTCAAAGAACTTCGCCGTATGGTACTTTGTGCCGATGCCGGCATTGTCCTGACCATCCTCTAGCGCTTCCCCAAAAATCTCCTTACAAACATAGTGTTTGATTAACCGGAGCTGCAAATGCTCCGGAATCCCGTCAGGTTCATCTCCGTTGGTCGCCATCGGGACTGGCTTCCGGTAGTAATGGATGCCCAGATCGGCCGGAGTGGACGGAATGCCCTGATAATAGAGCTTCCTGCCATTGACGCATACCGTTGTTACGGAGCCCGCTTCCGTGAGGGATTTATTACTTGCCTGCCTCAAAAACAGCTTGAATGAATAATAACCACCACCATGCGGCGGATTGATTTGGAAACCGGACGAATCGTAAACATGGAAAACATTTCTTTGGTAGTTGTCGGGCAGCGAGGCGTAGGCAAGTGATGTAGTCGCAACGATAGCGGAGGCGTAGAGATCCGGAAGGGGCGGAGATGTGCCGCCGTCGGGCATCCGGACACCTCCGGCAATGTCCGTGATGGCATCATTAATCCGGTTGATCAGATTGTTTCCGGAAAAAGCTGCATCCTGCACGACTCCCTGAACCTTCTCCATAAGGGTTCCCAGATTCTCGCTGCTCATTATCACCCTCCTTTGAGGGAAGCCCCCTCGTTTTCAGAGGGGGCCTTCATTTGGTTAGGTTTCAGAGACTAGGCCTCGGACGCCGCCTCTTCGACATAGGCCGAATCGTCATAGACGATATGCACAAGCAAATTCGCCGCACCGCCCAGGATGTTCGTATCGAGCGAGACTTTGATCTTCGTGTTGGCCGCCGTATCCGAATCCGGATCGAAGATCAGGCCCTTATTGGTGGGGTCGGGAACGCCCTTGAGGACCGTCCCGGCGGCGGTATTGCCCGTTGGAGCCGTTGCGGTATTGACTGCGGTGGTACCCCTGGCGAGGGTGATAGTCCCGGTTGCAACCAACGTGGCATTGGCCACGTACTCGGCTGCGTTGACCACTCCCCTACAAGGGACCGGGATGTAGTAATTTTCGACTCCGCCTGCGCTGTAAAGGTTTACATAAATATCTTTCATGATCTTTTCTCCTTAAAGGTTAATTGTTTATTCAGCCACAACCGCAAACGGCACAGTCGCCGCAACACCATTGTGGCCGGTCAGGATATTGCCGCACGCCTGGGACAAGTCAAACGTGTAACCATTCGTGGTGGTGGCAATATCGATGTCGGTCATTAGGCGGTTATCGACGACAAAGAAGATAGAGTCGCCATCATCAATCGGCTTGCCGGTCGCCATAATCGTGTTACCCTGGATTAACGGCATCCAAGAAGCCGTAGCCGAAGCGGATACAATGCCCTTTGCAGCGGTGCCGAGCATCCTGTTGTTTGTGATTCTGGTTCTACCAGCTTCACCAGCGCCGAAAGTGATATACGACGTGACGAATTTTCCGACGAAATCACAGTCGTTGACGACGAGGAACGGGGATGCCGTCGCCTGAATGCCGATAGTCATGGTCCCCAGCGTGCCGTCAATCGTGCAGCCGTGAAGCTGAAGGCCGCTTGTCTCATTGGTCAGGGTAAATACCGGTTCGGCTACGGCCTTGGCAAGAAAGTGCATGTTAAAGAATCGCGTGCCAAAGGATTCGCCCACGGGCTTGTGGTGGCCGGAAAGACCGCACTGGGTATTTCCGTGGTAACTGCCCACTCCGATGACGTCGCACTTGGTCGGGAATTTCACCAAATCCTCGGTTAAGGTATCGCCGCAGCAGTAAATCCGGTTACGACGCGCCCACCAGCGGTTTGCGGACAAGGCCATCGCCGCATCCGACGCGGCAATCGCTTCCGCCAATGTCTTATAGGGATGGTCAATCGTGCCGTTGCCGGTCGCCGAAACATTCCCATCAACGAAATAAACGCCCGCTTTCGGGCCGTTCATCGACTCCTGCAAGAGAAAATCATTGATCGGACGAGACGCCCTGTTCCCGCCGACCGTCAAAACTCTTTCACTCATGGTAAGGTCCTTTCTCCCGATCTCAAACAACATCGGGACAGGTTAAAGGGTTAAAGGGGCGGTTTTACCCGCCCCTGCTGAATGTTTAAACCGGTTCGGTCAGGTTCGTGTGACAGACGTGCATCTTCCTGTTCGAGCAGACCAGGTTCCCACGCCAACGGGTATCCGCCGTCATAACGTCCGGCTGGCCGAGGACTTCCTTCGTAACCCACTTCGGAGCCGTGAAATTGTAATCCTTGTGGCTTCGCAGCGAGAGGAAATTGAGGTTCAGGGCATACAGGGTGCCGGTTGCAACGCCGGAATCCGCGACAATCGGAGCGCCCTTGTGGGTGATATTCTGCCAGCCGGCTTCCACCATCTTGGTATCGGTGTAGCGCTGCTGCGGATGCAACGATCTTTCATAGCCGTCGCGCAGGGTTGCGGTCGTGACAATGAAATTCGGCAGCATATCCGCCACGTCGCCCATGTTCGGCTCCCGGAAAACCTTCTGGAGCACCTCAAAGGAAATCGCCTCGGCGGTCGTAATGACATTGGCTTTCCAATCGGCCATTTCGTCCGTATCGATAGACCCGTATTCGGTCGAGGTTGTGGTGTTGAACAGATCGCCCAGGCCGTTGATGTTATCGGCGGTGGCTGCGGCTGCGATCACGTCGGCGGCCATTTTCACGCGGGCCGCTTTAATGATGCTCTTCATGTACTGCTTGGTGAGGGCGATAATCGCCTCGTCGCCGGTGTTCTGCGTGAGGTCATCCAGGTTCAGGGTGTTGGACCCGTACACACCGGCCCATCTAAACCGTGCCGCATCGATGATGCTGACTTTCGACTGATTGATGACCGTGCTGGCTCCGTAGGCGCCGGAATTGGACGCCGCGTATTCCAGGGGCACTTTGATCATTTTGCCGCCGTCAATGATTTCGTGGGGCCGCACTTCCCAGTTATCGTTAATCCGGGCGTTGCCCATGAGTTTCCAGAGCAGCGCGGAGGCTTTGTTGAGGATGTCTTCCGGTTCGGTGTTGAGCCAGTAATATTCGGTCGTCGCGTTTAACTGATTGATTAAAGACATGATCTTTTCTCCTATGATTTATGAGGCTAGGCTCCCCGGGCGGCGGCGAGCGCTGCTGCCATTCCTGCATCGAGGTCCTTGCCTGTTGCTTTTGCTGGTTTGGTCGGCGGCTGTCCGGCTTGTCCTTTGACAACCACTTTCCCCGTGTTTTCCTTGCCCTTTACGAGTTCGAGCGTCTTCTTCATTTCGGCGTTCTCGGCGGCAAGATCATCTTTCTGTATCTGGAAGTATGCAGACATCGGGTCGTGCATCCCGGTTTTGTCGTTGGCGAGGAAGTCTTTGATCCTCAACTGCATATCCGGGGTATTGAATGACGGATTGTTTTTGTTGAACTCCGCCCGGGCCGCCCGCGCGTCACGCTCCGAAAGCTCCTTTTTAAAAAGCTCCTGGGCCGTGGAAAGCGTTTTTTCGTGCTGGGCCATGGCTACCAGTTTGTTCGACTTCGCAACTAAATCAGCGAGGGTCTTCTGGTAATTGTCCGCCATCGGGTCTAGGTCCTGAATCTGTTTCTGCACGGCGGCAATTTCGGTTTCATAATCCGGTCCCTTGGGGGCTGCTGCCGGTGCCTGGGTCTTGTTCATGTGTTCCTGAACAATCGGGGCCACGGTTTCCGCAAACTTCCGCAGGGTGCCCAGCTCATTCGCCTGTGCGTCATGCAAAGCCTTCAAATTCAGATACCCTTTCGCCGCTTCCTCTCCGCTCTTGAATGGTGTTCCCTCAAATCCGGTCGGTTCGGCATTCGATCCGTCATTAACTGCTGCCTGATCTCCCATGTGCTCTCCTTCCCGGTCTGGCTTTGGATTTCGGTTGTCCCTTGCGGGCCGATGGGCCAGATTGTCCGATCTGGTGAAAACAAATAAAAAAAGCCCGGAACCTGTGGCGCATTGCTGCGTTGACACAAATTCCGGGCTGATAGTCCCTTCAGTATAGCGAAGGCTGTTTTAGTCCCCGTTATGAAAAATCACTTTACTTCATTGAACATGATCCTTTCGCGTGAAACAGGTTTTGTCTGTAAAAAAACATCGCCCAAATACCCCTGCGAGACATTAAGCTCGACCGTTAATTCTATTTTACCCGTAGGCTTTCCGGAAAGCAACAAAATAATTTTCCTTTGCAGCGTTTCCGATAGGGCATTTAGTTTTTTTTGCTTGTCGTCCATTACTACCCCTTGCAAGCCAGGTGGTTTTCTTTCAGATAGCGGTTATACTCGCTCCGCGACTGTAACGGCGGTTCCCCGTGGCGCTGCAACGTCTGACAGGCGGACGGTAGCCATTTCACGTCGTTGACGGAATCGCACTGAATCCCGCCCGCGCTCAACACCTTCTTGGCCATCCAGCCGCACGAGCAGCGGTAATGTTTTGGTACCCGGTTGACTTTGCGAAAAACCTCATACTTCTTCCCGCACCTGCATTCGTATTCATAAATCGGCATGTAAAATTATACTCCTTGCTGTGTTGGTCTTTGCGGAGGAGCGACGTTGTTCTGGCTCCCCGCCGGTTTCTTCACGTCTCCCGGGCCACCCTGGGGCTGCATCAACACCTGTTTCAGTTGAATGGCTGCTTCCTGGGGAAGACCGGCCTCAATCAAAACCTGTAACGCCATATCAAGCTGGTTCTCTCCGCCGCGTTCGATTTCCTCTTTCCAGTTGGGAAGGTTCAGTGCTTCCAGCACATATCGGCGGCTTAAGAGCCCCTTGTCGGACAATCCCAAAACAAGCTCCTGATTCTGCAAGCTGGTTCTCGGGGTCGATGATCCGGCTTCAACGACGTAATTGAATTTCCGCCCGGCGAACTGAACACCCGAAAACTCCACTTGCTCCCCGCCGACGTTGACCGTCTCCGACTGGGTGCCGAAATTCTGCCATAATCCAATCGCCCAGCGGCTTCTTTCCTCGGCCAGCGTGTCAATGGCTGACGTTTTGGACTGCATCAACACCTGATTACGCTCCTGGAGCGCGACAATGGCGCTGGCTGCTATAACTCCCGCCGGCGCAACTCCCCTATCGGCGTCCTCAATCTGATAAACACGGTCGAACATCTTAACGATCAGGTCCAACACCTGAAAGAATGTCGAGGGAAGGTTGGGAATCTGCATAAACTCAATGCGAGCGTTCGGGACAGACGGCATGAGAATCAATCGCCCTGACTTGTTGAATTGCGACTCGATCATCTCCTGGGTGATGCCGCAATGCTGCTGAATAATCAGCGGCGGGGCCATGACGTTAATCACATAGGCGATCAGCTTTGAGATGATTTGGTTGATTTTTTCGATCAGGTCAGACGTCTGTTCGGCGGCGGCAAATCCCCATATCGACACCTGATCTTTGTAGGAATTGGCAAAATAGACGGGCAACCTGCCCCACGGATAGGTATTCCGGGCAAATTCAGTGGGAAGGGCGGGGTTCAGGTTCGGGTTTTCGGAATCATCTAGGACCACCCACCCGCTGTTGCTTCCCGGGTCTTTGGTCTTGGATATGGTAATCTTGCGGATACCATCCCGATAAACCTGATATTTCGTGGTTCTGACGGCAACGAGCGGATTTCCGTCCTCGCCTATCGCCTGCATCCCGTTTTGGTCAATGAACGGCTGTGTTTCCGATGTTTGGGACATCCGAAAGTCTCTTACCCACACCTCAATGACAATTCCACGTTCGAGGGCCTTGTTCCCCTCGGACCGAACTTGTGTTTTTACCGTCATGGCGTCGGAATAATTGCCGATGGTCTGCCCTACGCTGCGGACTGGGGGCTTGTAGTCTTCCCGGATCGCGCCCAACAGGTCAGAAGCATTGTCGGAAGCAATGTCCTTGACGTTGAAATCCTTTTCGATTTTGGAGACAAAATCGGAATACAGAAAACAGATATACGGCGCTTCTGTCGCCAACTCATCATAGAATCCCGGTGCCGGGAAAAAGGCAAACGGGTCCGTCACCATAATATCGGGCCGGTCTGACGCTTTGTCGAAATAGGGTTTCTCGGGCGTAATGCCGTAAATCTCCATCTGCCTGGCGGATGACCGGATTTTCTGCATCTGATTGGTGTCTTTCCACCACTTCTTCAGGGCAATGGTTAAAACCTGCTCCGTGCCGTCGTTCGATCCGTCGAGGTCAACCACTTCGCCGGTGGGATTCCGGGCGGTGATGTTCGATACGGTGCGCTCAACATTGGCAAAATAGAGATTGACCGGCACCATCGACTTCTTGGCTGCCGGTGAATATCCCTTGCGCCCGGTGGTCTGCTTGTAGCTTTGGCCCCGATACAGGGCGTAATTGGAAAGGAAGTCTTGCGGTTTACCGAGGCGTTCTTTTTCAAGCCGTGCGGCATCGAACAGCATCGCCGCAAACTCGGCTACGTCGGCGTGCCCCTTGGGTGGTATTAAATTCAGATTCCATCGTGGATCAATCATAAAAGCCCCCTTCATGCGAGGAGGCTTTCATGCGTTCTCGTTAATCCCTTATGCGTTTCATATAGAGAGGCAAAGGTTGAATATGTTAAATTTTCTCGCCAGCCATAACCTTTTCGAGCAGGCTAACCGTAAATTTCAGGCCCCGAATAAGCGCCCGGATGATCTGTTTCACGTCGTCGCTCATTTCAGCGCCCTCAATTCGGCGGCGGCAATCCGCTTCACGGTTCCCTTGTCAATCAATCCCCAGTCTTTACGCAATTCAGCGGCGGCAATGTATCTTTTCAGCGAATCCCTCTTGAATCCGCGCCTGGCCGCGAAAGACAGGCGTTCATAAAAATTATCTTTGATGTTCTGGCCTATTTTGCGGATATATCGGATCTCGTTATCAGTGGTCCAGGCTGTTTTGTCGGGCGTGCTCATTTATCCCCCGATCAATTCGATCTTTGGTTTTTCTTCCTTGGGTTCTTCCGGCCGCAGCGGTATCACCAGCCCACAGGTGACGCAGGCGAAACCGATTTGAGACATCGCCGTTTCAGGTATTCCGGATGGACTTTGCAGCGCCGGCAACTCTTTCAGCGTGAACGCCTTGACAAATACCTTTTCCCCGCAAGGACAAATACGGTCTTTTAGCTGATTCAGCGGCACGTTCATCGTCATGTTCTGCTGGCCCCTCGGCGGCAATCCTAATGCGTTCCTTCTCATGGCTTCACCCATTTGTAACCTCCCCCTTTGTGTGTGACCTCTTATGCAGCGTCAACGCCCCGGCTGTTTTGAGTTCTTTCCCGCAAACCTCGCAGATAAAGACGGGTTTGGGTTCCTCGGTTTGTGCATGTTCTTTCGGCGGTCCGGGCAATACCGTCAATCTGCCCGACGGAGCCAACTGCGCCAAACATTCCGGACAGGTCATTTCCGCCGCTTTGGTCGTGGACATCGTGAGCCAATCGATATGATATGGCAGCAGGCACTTGACCATTGAGCCGTTGGGCGTGGCGTTCGGGTCGTATTTGTCGGTCGTGACAAAATCAGTCCGGCCGCAATTTGTGCATTTTACTTTTAATCCGCTCATTTCTTCTTCCCCTTGGTTTTTTTTGCAGCCGCAGCCCGGATCACGCCCAGCTCCGCCGGCGTGACTTGTTTCTCAAACAAATAACTCATGGCTTACCCCCCAGCAATCCATCCAGGAACTTCTTGGTGCGTTCGGCAACGGCCGTCTCGCTTTCCGCGGGAAAATCCTCGGCCTGCTCTACATCAGAAATGAAAAACACC